AAGTGTAGTCCGATAGCGTTTGATGATGGAACAACTGCACCAGAGATGATGTTGTTACCATATAAGAAAGAACCCGCTACTGGTTCTCTGATTCCGTCGATATCGACTGGAGGTGCTGCAATAAATGCAACGATGAAACATGCTGCTGCTGCGAGTAAGCATGGAATCATGAGTACACCAAACCAACCAACATAAATTCTGTTGTTTGTGCTTGTGACCCACTCGCAGAACTCAGGCCAACCTGCTAGGAGACCTTTACTGCGGGATTGTGTTGAAAGAGTTGTCATTAGTAAGACGTTTTAAGTAGGGCATCAAGGGTAGATGCGAAACTTATTTCCAGTAATCCCTCACTACTGGATATGAAAGACGAAGTATTATACTGCCTGTAGGTCTTGGTTTGAGAGCAGTTGTGCGAAGGGTGACGATTCTTTCGGGTCCTTAGCATTCGGGTTTCCACCCATTGAATGTATTTATATTAACACATATGTAAAGATATGTAAAGAAAAAAAGTTAAGTATTTATACTCAACTTTATGTAAAAGGTATATGCGGTTTGTTAAATTTTATACCAAACTTCTTCAATAACCTGTCGATAGCGAAGTCTCCTCCACCTAATAAGAGGATGCAGAGTGCTCCTCCCATGTATAGTATTAGAAGTTCTAGTAAGTATATGTTGAATCCTGCTGTGACAATGGCATGGTATATTGCTACACCTATTGTACCTACGATTGAGAGTGATGCTAGACGTGTGAATAGTCCTGCTATCAATAACCAACTACCATAGATCTCAGAGTATGCTGCTATGTAAGACGCTAGTATTGGAAAAGGTATTCCAATAGGTCTTACAAATGCATCTGCAAAGTTTTCTATATCTGCTGTCTTCTCATAACCATGATGTATGAGCATGGTGCCTATTGATATTCTCAATATCAGTAGACCTACATTCCTTGCCAAAAAGTATCTCCTACAGGTTGCATGTTTCTTGATAAGAAGTATAAACCTAAGTTACATACGAACCAGTTTATATTGACTATCCATGTTTGTCTCCATAGATACTTCCTATTGGTTTGAACAATGAACATGTTTCTTTCATTCATTGTTGTCTCAGGGGAGAGTGGTCTAACTTTAAGAACCTGTTCTAGACCTAGTGCAACTACGAAACCGATTGCATAGATGTAGAAAGCAAAGTTAAGAAAACTAGATGCTGTTAGTAATAGTGGGATCATCCTAAGTCTTGTAATTTTTGTACTACTGTTTGTTTTTGTATGGGTGCTACATCTTGTAGTCCTTCTACACTATACCATGGTGCGTTTTCCCAGTCAAATCCTTCACCAAAGGTATTGTCTGCATTGGCAACATACCAATGACATGCTGCGTCTGGTACATCCACTGCACACTTCTCCCAGTCATCAGACCATTGAGGTACTTGAACCCAGATAGTAGGTTCTGTCTCATATGCGTGTGCTAGTACAGGGAATGCTAGTGATAATGATATCACAGAAATGAATGCCCAGAATATTGTTGGAATATACTTGACCGTCATGGGTCTCTTGTATACTTCCATAACGTCGTGGTACGACATTACACCCAACCTGCGTTACCTGCAGCAACTCCTATTGCTACAAAAAATGCGAACTCTGCGAGACCCATCCATGCGGGTGGGATTTTTAAAAACTTGTTGGTCATTTGCGCTTGTGCTCCTCAGCGTTATAGTTTAAGAAAATACGAACGGTAGTCCGTTGATTGCAGTGTAACCTAATACACATGCGAAAGTGATTTGATAGATCATCATGCTCCTTGATAGACTCCTACAGGTGACATTACACCGCCACCTTCATCATCATCGTCATCATCATCTGCTGCCCTTAGAAATAATTCCATTCCCACCAAGACACCGAAGGGATACAAGCACCATAGTAATGCTTGACCATACGAAATGTCATTGGTGAGTGGAATAATATCAGACATTAAAAGAAACCTGGTATAATCCAACCAGTGAATCCGTAGTTCACTACTGCTGCGAATAGACCCATCATTGCTAGACGTCCATTCATCTGTTCTGCGGTCTTCCAGTAGTTCATTAAACGAAACCTGGAATGAGTTGACCTGTTGTTAGGTATGCTCCGATACCTGCAATGATACCTAGCATTGCTAGTCTACCATTGATCTTTTCAGCAACAACCTTTTCCTTTTCGATTGGTTTAGGTGTTGTCATTAGAATATGCCTGGAATGATGTTGCCTGTTGTAGCATATGCGCCTACTGCTGCTACGAAACCGAGCATTGCTGCCCATCCATTAAATCTTTCTGCTTCTGGTGTCATGATTGTGTCCTGTGAGTTGGGTAAAGGTTTGTCTTTAGAATCCTGCGAGTCCAAAGAAAAAGAAGTTTCCTGTAAAAACATATGAGGTTACACCTGCAACCAATCCGAGCATTGCCCATCTTCCATTAATTTTTTCAGCATTCTTTGCCCATGATTCATAGGAGATGCTCTCATCAATGTAAGGACGAGTCTCGTTAGGGAAAGCATTTTGTCTTCCGCCTGATTCAGTTGTAACAGTCATTGTAGTTTTGTTAAGAAACGTAACAATATTATATAGGAAAGATTAAGTTTTGTCAACATCTAAAACTACGTTTCCTGATACCGATATCCTAACATCTTCTGTCTCTTTAGGGTAAACCGTATGTACTAACGTGCCTGGAAAAATCAACGCATGCCTTTGACTGTCTGCGTTTATGAAAACTGCTTGCCCTTGATTGTTATCAATAAAGTAGAATGGAGCATCATCATTAGTAGTTCTTATATAACAGCTAAAAGAATATAATGAATACTGGTGCATGTGAGGTTGATGTTGATCTCCTTTATACATCTCGTTTGCCCACATCTTAATAATACGAAGACGTTTACCATTGTCCTCGCCATAAATTCCACACTGTGCTTTATGTAAATCAAACTGTGTATCAATAGTGTTACACAACCACCGTTCAAACCTTGGTGGAATATCCATCGAGTATTCTCTTTTGATAGAGACCATCTTATGATCTCCTACTGGTTCTTTCTTTTCTATTGCTTTGAAAGCATACTCCTCTAGTTCATCAAAGGGTTGAATCTGAGCAACAAATAATTTGTGAGGTACTAACCATTCCATAAAATAAAAAGGGGACTTACGTCCCCACAGTAATGTCTGAACAAGAAAATCACCCTATATGTGATTTCTGTCGCGCCTAAAATGCCATCGGGATTTGATTCTATTGGCGGAAGAATAGGTTCAGACCAGAGTATTTATACTCTAGTGAGGATCGTAGTATCTAATCAGTGCTCCTGCAACTACAATCAATACTACCACGATAATAAGTACGGTCATGCGTAAGGGGATATAATATGATCTAGGTTCCTACCGTAGGCAGCAACTTCTGGATCTGGGTCTAACCATTTTGTATATTCAAAGTCTTCAATAACATAATCTAGTTGAACACTGTTGTCCAATAAGTACATGTCATTGTAGAGACGAGTGATCTCGTTGAATTTTTGAATGCGATAATCAGGTTTACCATTGAGTGCAATGGTTCCTTTCCTTACATAACGATAAGGAAAGCGTTCATGAATGACTTCAGTTTTAGGCATAGTTAAGATCCTGTTCAAGTTTAGATAAGAGGAGGTCATAGTTTTCATCTACGTCACCGTAGAACTGTGCTCCCTTATCTTCATAATGTCGTATGAGTTTATTATACACTACTGGGTTCTCTGTGTCAAGCATTGTCTTACGATCTATCGCATCCAAAATAGTCTTTTCGCATGTACCTACCAAGGATGTTACTGTTGTAGTAGAGTGGTGTGCCATCGTTGAGTGCCTCCGTGAGAACATTGTGGTGGAAGAGTTGTCTAGTCTCCTCAAAGTTGACTAGTCCCTTTGCCTTATGTATGCTCATGATCTCACGTTGGAACTGTTCCTTTCCATACAATTTTATATCTTCTTTTAGTTCTGGAGAAGATCCATAATACTTCTTCCAGTCAGACTCTTGTTTTTGTTTTCGCTTCTTTCCCTTGGGGGTTCTAAAAGCATAAAAGTATTTTCTTCCGATGTATTTTCTGCCATTGATCTTATTTGTAATGCAGTAGACGAAACCGAAGAAATCATTAATGTCGTCAGTAGTAAAAGTTGTACCTTGATATAACCAGGGATTTTCATAGTCAATCGCAGAGTGCTTCTTCGTCGTTGAGGTCACGATAGGATGTAGTTTTATCACTATCACTACTTATACGATAAGCACTAGTGTCAGAATAGACCTCAGATTTTAATTCTGCTAACGCTATCTCTATATCGTTGATCAGTGTTTTTAAGTTTCGTTTTTTCATTAATCTGCATACTCCTGTGCTAGTTCTAAACATTTGTTGAGCATATAGTGTGCTCCATTTTCCCAATCTTCAGTTGCACCTTCATACTTTCCATTAAATAGATCGCATTTGTGCTTATAAATTCTTGCTAGTAAGTCATTCTTACGCATGATTCCCCTCCCTGATTGTGGTAGACGTCTAAAATCATCATCAGCAGAGGTGTTCATGTAGTACCTAACTCACTCTGCAGTTTCTTCCAATCTTTATCGAAGATGTCTAGTCCTTTGTCTGTTAAGACATGTTGAAACATACTCTCAAAAACTTTGGAAGGTATGGTACAAATGTCAGCACCTACTTTGAATGCTTGTGCAACTTGATAAGTTTCACGAATAGATGCTGCTAACACTTGTGTCTTTGCACCATGTGTAGCAAATATATCTGATATCTCTTCGATGAGTCCTATGCCATCAAATGATTGATCAAAGACTCTACCTACAAATGGTGAAACATATGTAGCACCTGCCTTCGCTGCTAGTATCGCTTGTGCTGCTGAGAATATTAAAGTAACGTTTACATTTACTTCATCCTCTGATAACTCTTTACATGCTTTAAGACCTTGCGGTGTGCATGGCACTTTGATTGTAATGTTAGGACCTATATCAATCAGATCCTCTGCCATGTCTAACATATCCTCTGCTGTTTCACCTACTACTTCTGCAGATATAGATGCATGAAATGGGAAGATATCAGATATCTCCTTGTATACATCCTTTGGATTTTTACCTGCCTTTAGCATGAGAGACGGGTTGGTGGTAACTCCATCGACAAGACCCGTCTCGTAGTATGTTCTAACTAACTCAGCGTCGGAACAGTCTAGAAAAATTTTCATTGACTTCCTATAATATTATTGATATTTATTATCGCATCTAATTTCTGAGATGTCAAGTGTATCAGGACATCTTGACATAAAAAAAGAGAGTCATTCAGACTCTCTTGGATTAAATAGTGACCAGTCTTCTGATATGAAGGGATTTATAATGACCCATTTGGCGTAGTGTATCCCACGATAACACAACATAGCAAAGACCTCATTCGGTTCTTCTATGTCAGGTATATCTTCGCGATGTCCTTTCCAGTTTAACGGTAACATTTTTTTGTCCTTTCATATCTCCTTTACCCTGTAACAAATATTTATATTACAAATATTTGTATAGAAGTCTTGTCTCTAAGTAGATTAGACTCAGAAACACTGCGCTCGCCACGATGATTTCTGATACTACTAACATTACTTCTTCGCTCCTACAACATACTTCTGACCTCTATATGTAAGTTCAGATTCCTGTTGTGTCTGTTTGCGTGATCTGTCAGTATCATAAACGATACCGCGATAAGTAACTTGTGCCATTGTGTTTACTCCTAAAGTAGTTGGATGTTTTTAATATCCGTTCCTTCAGTCAACCTTTGCGTCCTCCTTATGGGGGATGAACGATCCGTTCCGAGTTGGCTTACTTGCGTCCTATGTCGTTACACTCTTCCTCTACCTTGGTAGCAAAATAATTAATCAGATCTCTTTTACTAACGTCATCAAGATATTGATCTTGTCTGACCTCAGCAACAAGTTCTTTATAACCATCACACTTAATAGTCCAGTGGACTGGTTCGTGACTTGCCAGTAAAGATAGGTAGAATAATGCACCCATAGGATGAACGTGTAAGTTTGTAGCTAGTGCTACATTTATATTTATATCACAGTTTCCTGACACAGGTAGTTCACTGTGTTACAGTTTACCGACTTTTATCCTGATCTTTATCTTTTCTTAAGTCTTCATGAAGTCTTTGGGTTGCTTCCTTTCTAGCAGTATTCCAAAGCATGTCAGTAACATCAGGACTATAGTCATTACCTGTATCTACTAGGTCATTGTAAGTTCTATCTAACCATTCAGAATTTTCAGCATACGCAAGTTGTGCTGCTATTTCTTCCTCTGGTCTAGGATTAGAGAGAGAATCCTGCGAAGGTATCTCCTTTGAGGTCTTGTTTGATTCCTCCAACGACATAACTTTCAATCTCCGTTTCTTGTGGTGCGTTTTGTTGCCCTCTAGAACTCAACCAATGCTGTGTCCAAGGTAAAGGGTTGCTTCTAGCAGGTACATCATATACTGGATTCAGTCCGATTGCTTTCATTCTTTTGTTAGCAATCCATTCAACATATCTATGTAATAGTTTTTCATTCAGACCAATCATACTACCTTCTTTGAACAGATAGTTTGCCCATGCCTTCTCTTCATCAACTGTCTTCTTAAACATGTGCTGTACATTATCTTTCTCTTCTATAGAGATCTCTTTCATTTCTGGGTCGTCTCCGTCTGCCCATTTTTTGAGGATATTTTGCGTGATAACCAAGTGTTGACTTTCATCTCTAGCAATAAGAGAGAGTATCTTCGCTGAACCTTCCATAAGTTTGTTCTCGCCAAAAGCAAACGAACACGCAAACGAAACGTAGAAACGAATACCTTCAAGGATGTTAACATTAGCGATTGCCCTATAGAGTTTACGTTTTAGTTCTCTTCTATCAAGAGTTCCTGCAGGATGTCCTTCTACTGCAAACTTCCATGCGTTACCACTATCATATTCATGTGCTTCATTTATAAAATTATCATATGATTCTGTGACAGATGACGCACGTTGCATAACATTCTCATCTTCTAGTATAGTATCGAATACCTCTGATGGATCTGGATAGACATTCTTAATAATGTATGTGTATGATCTAGAGTGTATCATTTCCATGAACTCCCATACTGTCATGCATGCCTCTAGTTCTGGTAAAGAACAATAAGGTATGAATGCCATGCCAGGACCACGACCTTGCACTGAGTCAAGCATGATCTGATACTTCAAGTTAGAAGTAAAGATGTGCTTCTGCTCTGGTGTAAGTGTTTGATAATCAGATCTGTCTTTCTGTAGAGACACCTCTTCTGGTCTCCAGAAATATCCTAGTTGCTGTTGTGTTAGTTTGTCAAATACAGGATACTTATATGAATCGTATCTTTGGACACCTAATGGTTGTCCGAAAAACATAGGTTGTTTTTTAGTTTCTACTTTATTCTTGTTGAATACTGTCATTCCTTTCTTAGATTCTAGTTGAGTGTTATACTTTGCAACTGTCACAGTCGTCTTCCTCCGAGTTTAAAATGTCATTAATCAATTGATCTACATTATTAGAGGTTTCATCGTCTCCATCTTTCTTGGAGTCGTATGTATTTTGATAGTATGATGTCTTCCAACCATACTTATATGTGTTAAGAAGGTCTTGTGCCATTACGGTCACAGGTACTTCATTGTCAGCATAGTTCTCTGGATTGTAACTCCAGTTACCACTGATTGCTTGGTCAAAGAATTTTTGCATCACAGACACAATCTTGATGTAACCATCATTATTGTGCATATCCCATAACAAAGTATAGTTATTCTTCAGTGTCCCATAAGACGGAACAATCTGCTTAAGAGGTCCTTTCTTTGATTTTTTAACGGACAGGTAGTCTCTAGGTGGTTCGATTCCATTGGTTGCATTTGACACAACGGAACTGCTCTCCGAAGGCATCTGTGCGGACAGAGTGCTGTGCCTGAGTCCATACTGTTTGATCCTCTCCCGTAGAGATTCCCAGTCACAAAGTAAGTCATTCGGTACTATCTCATCAACTTCCTTCTTATATGTATCAATAGGTAAAATTCCATCAGCGTATTTTGTTTTACCAAAATAACCGCAAGGACCCTTTTCCATGGCGAGACGATTAGAAGTTGTTAGAAGGGCATACTGGAACCTCTCAGTGAGTTTATGAACCAAGTCATGTGCCTTCTGTGAATCATACTTTGCACCATTTTTTGCAAGATAATGTGCTAGTCCAATGTATCCGATTCCTAACGATCTTCGGTTAAGCGTACTTTGTTTTGCAGCATTGACAGGATAGTTCTGATAATCAATCAGAGCATCCAATCCTCTTACTGCTAGTTCACATAGTTCATCAAGTTCATCTAACTTATTGATCTTACCTACATTGATAGCAGATAGAATACACAAAGCAATTTCACCTGATCCATCTATGTGTTGAATAGGATCTGTAGGTAAAGTAATCTCTTGACAGAGGTTACTCATGTTTACTTTGTCTTTGAAAGAAGAGTGAGAGTTACAATGATCAATGTTCATGATATACAAACGACCAGTCTCTGCTCGTTCCTTAAGTATATCCATGATTAGTTTTTGTGCACCTACAGTTTTCTTAGGTATACTTTGATCTAACTCATACTCAACGTATAGACTATCAAAATCTTCTGTACCAAAACTATCATACAACCCTGGCACATCATGAGGAGAAAATAAAGTAATCTCCCCATTTTGTATGAACCTTTCATAGAATAGTTTTGAGATCTGTATACTGTAGTCAAGTTTTCTTACCCTGTTGTCTTCTGTACCTTTATTGTTCTTGAGAACAATGATATCTTCTATTTCTTGGTGCCAGATGGGGAAGTGGACAGTCGCTGATCCACCTCTAATGCCATTCTGAGTGCAGCATCTGACAGTACTTTCAAACTTTTTGAGGAAAGGTACAACGCCTGTGTGTTGTACTTCTCCGCTACGGATTTTGCTGTTGATACCCCTGATGCGACCCGCGTTGATACCGATTCCTGCCCTTTGTGCAACATACTTGCCAATAGCCATGTCACTGCTAAAGATGCTATCGAGGGTGTCATCAACATCAACAAGAACACAGCTTGCAAACTGTCTAATGGGTGTTCTAACACCTCCCATAATAGGTGTCGGTATATTGAGTTTGTGTTTTGAGATTGCGTCGTAGTATTTTTTGACATACTCTAACCTGTAAAATTTATCATCATCTTGAAATAATGTAAGAGCAACCATCATATACATGAACTGAGGTGTTTCATATGTTGCACCAGTAGTCCTACATTGTACAAGATATTTATCTGCTACTTGTCTAATACCTGCATAAGTAAACAAATAATCACGATCATGATCTATATACCCCTCTATTATACCCCATTCCTCCTCAGTATATTTTGAAAGGATTACAGAGTCATATACACCCTGATCAGCACACTTTTTAACGTGAGATAGAATCGTTGGATGATTGTCTGGATGATCACCATAGACAGATTTTCTTAAAGAAAATAAAAGAAGTCTAGCAGCAACATACTGATAGTTTGGTGACTCAAGATCAATCAAATCATTTGCTGATCTGATAAGAATCTCTTGGATGTCTGAACTCTTGATGCCATCAAAGAACTGTAAGTTTGCATTCACTTCTATGTGTGATTCTGATACACCTGCAAGTCCTTCGCACGCAAGTTCTACCATCTTGTGTATCTTATTAATATCAAGAGGTTCTGATTCTCCATCTCTCTTGATGACGTTTATTGTTTTAGTTGCTTCTGCAGTTGGTGTCATACCTTTTTCCATTCGCTAAGTTTAACGTTTGCTTCTAATCCGTCGTAGGTGTTAAATTCTACCAGAGATTGTACATTATGTCCAGAGATTGTCATGTCATTAAGATCTTTCTCGATCAAATGATCTGGCCAGATGACAACTTCGTAACCTTTGTCAATAACCTTTGCCATACGTTTGACTATTTCTGGGTTTCGTTTTTCATTATCGAAAACGAAGACAGCATCTTTATTGTCTATCAACTTCCAATCTATATCAGCACCTGCCATAGCGATTGCATTGTCAATAAAGAGACTATCAAATGGTCCTTCTGTTATGTAAACAGTTTTGTTGAAATCAACTCTATCTAATCCGAAGACTTTAGTTCTAGAGTCGTCAAGCATTATAGTAATGTAACGAAGTTTATCCTTTACATTAAGTGACCTCCCTTGGAAACCAAACCATTCTCCGTTCTCATCAATGAATGGAATAATAACTCTTGGGTGATCTCTATTGACATTTGTAAATGTTGGTTTTTGTGTGTTTACCCATGTGCAAAAGTTTTCAGCGTAGTATAAATCAGAGAAATATTTCTCTGGAATTTTTCTACCAACGATGTATTTTTTTGCAGGGTGCGATATATTTAGTGATCGGATATTGTCTAGATCTCCCTTCTTTTTGAATGTTGGTTTTTGAAAATCTAGTTTAGGTTCTGGAGCATTAAATCCTCCATGAATACCTTTTTTTGCTGTTGTACCTGCTTTGTATCTCTCCATAAGATACTCATCATAAAGGTCATTCGCATTATCTTTTAAGAAATTACTAAAAGACCTGCCTACACCACAGTTGTGGCACTTGTAGACAAGTCCTGAGTTCTTTGTGAAGAGATAACCTCTTGCTTTATTCTTGTATCTTTGTGAGTCACCACAATAAGGACACCTAAAATTGTAGGTACCCTCTTTGATCTTTTTAAATTTATCCAGTCTTGCTGATACTAGATTAGTATACAGTATGTCAATCACTAAGGTAGTTACTTAACTAACCTTTCTATTGTAGTATTTCCTGGATCATTTGTCAAGTTTCTCATAATCACTTGTCCAGGTAGGGATATGATAAAACTTATTACTACGAGTCCACCTGCTATAGTCCACATCTTTTTCTCCATCAATCTCAATCTATCATCCACCTTACGAATATCACGTTCACACCCTTTCTTTATTGAATCTGTCTCTCTAGTTAAATCTTTATGCAGACTGTCTATCTTTTCAAATAGCACTGCGTCAATCCTATCTTGTTTGTCTAACTTTTCATTATGAACTGCCAGAAGTTGACCCATCTTTACAGAGTTATCCTGTAAAGATTCAACGACTCGTTCCAGTCTTTCTATTATTGCTGTATTAATGTCAGACATTATCTCGTTGCGTCTTGTTCTGCTCCTGCCCTTGCTTGTTTCTTCAGTTGTTGAGTTTTCATTTGAAGTTGTTTTGCCAACTCCTGTTTTTTCATCTGTACTTTCTTCTTCTCAATAGCGATTTTCATCTGTGCTTGCTTTGCTTTCATCTGTGCATCGCCACCACTCTGTTCTTGTACATTCCTCATGTGCTTCATCCTCTTGTCCATAAAGAACTTACCTGCATTGGCGGGAAGTATACGTTCTATGCTTATATCACCTCTATACTTTGGCATGATAGACATGCGAAGTTTCATTTTTAGTTCAGCAGGACTATTAGCATAGATTATAGTCTCTCCTACTGTAGGAATATTTACTTTGTATTGGTATAATTTGTTTGGTTCTTTAGGATTTTCTCTGGATTCTTTTTGTAGTTTTTTTCTTTTCTGAACTTTCTTTTTGAACTTCATGACAGGATCATATCCCGCATTAGGACCTGTTGCAGCAGCACTGCCACTGAAACCTCCTGTTCCTGCTGTCATCATTTCTTCGTTCATTAGATTTTGTCCAGTTCTTCTTGCAAAGTAGGATCGATGTCAAGGTCTGGCATCATTCCTATAGGATATTTATTCAAATAAAGTAATAGAGTCTTTAGTAAGCACCAATATTCTCTTTCAAACTTGAAAAAGAGCAGTGGTGTTGCTGCTTCGCCAAAGACATTATAAAGTATGATGAGGTGATTTAAGATTAAAGGGATCCTTAAAGGACCCCCTCTTAAATATCTTTTCAGTAGACGTTTCAAGTATTTGAAACGCTTTACATCTTCATCAAAATCCTCTCGTGTAACACAATGAGGATTTTCATAATGTTTTATGGCGAACAGAATGTAGTTAGACTCATTCAGTTCGTCAAATTTCATAGGTTAGTTATTAACTACCGAAGGTTAGTGTTGCTGCACCGTTTGAGATGATCTCTTCTGTACCACCTGCTGAGTTGATCTTCACTCTGTACTTGTAACCGTCAAGTGAATCATCACCTAGTGATGCGTATGCAAGTGTTGCAGTTGTGAAGTTAGAGTATGTGATACCTGTATCAAGTCCACCTGCTCCACCAACAATGTTAACCCAACGTGTAGTAGCACTTGCTGTCTGTCTCTGCCACTGATATGTAAGAGTTCCAGGTGTTCCAGATGTACTGGTGCTGACTGCGAATGTACCTGCTCCAGAGGAGGAAGTAGAGTTTGCAGGTTGAGAACTAATAGTTACTGCTGATGCTACATCTGCTACAACTGTGTCATCTGTATCGTCACCAGATGTTCCTGCTGCTGCGGATACAACTGCTAGACACTCAGACTTATACTTGGTGTCTCCATTATGTGTAGTGTATGTTCTATACAACCACCATCCTGGTCCAGTTATTCCTCTTGATTTGTTCTCTGCAAGAGCTGCTTCAGTAGTATCTACAAATACTAATGAATATGAGTTTGTATCTCCACCTTTAATAACATATTCTGCTACTGTAGTTGGAGGGTTTCTTCTTACTGCGTTTGCTGCAGTAATAGTTGCAGTTGATCCTGCATATGCTTTGTGAAGCTCTAGTGCTGTTGCACTTGTTACCTGCTTGACGATATAAGCAACACCAGAGAGTTCTAGTACGTCCCCGACTTTGACAAAATTGTCAGAAGTAGACGTAAAGTCTCCCGATGTAGTAACAGTGGCATCACCGTTGGTAACTCCAACGTTGGTACCCATTGCCTTTGCGTCAAGTACTCCGAATGTTGACATTTGTTCTCCGTCGGTATTTTTCTATGTACTATTTAGCTTCCAACGCTTCTTTAACTTTCGCAAAGAGTTCGTCGTCTGCTGTAGTTTTAGTTAGTTTAACTGCCTTACCAATAATAAGTAGACAAATTTCTATTAGTTTTTCTCCAAGTTCTGCATCGTCAGGAATTTTCTTGACAGCAGAATCGATTACTTTGTATGCCAGTGGCATTAAAAATTTTCCAATCATGATTAAATCTCGTAGGGTTATAGAATATATATACGACTTATGTACCTAGTCCTTTACCCTTGTCATAGTTGTCTTTACCACCGTATCTTGCCATAGTATTAGCGTATGATTGTACATCTTTGAACCCACGTTTCTTAGCATCAGCAGCAGTTTGTTTCTTCTGATCTGCCATCTTCTTATACTTGCCAGTACCTACAGTAGACTTAGCACCCTTAACTTTCTTGGGTTGTCCTCTCTTCATGATTTGATCTTTATACTTTGCCCTTACAGCATCAAGTGCAAGATCTCTCCCTTCATGAGTAAACTTCATACCTTTAGTTGCTTTATCTTTGAGTGCCTGACGTTTCTTAGGATCCATGTTCTTTTCATAGTCTGCTAACTTCTTAGCATAACTAGGGTTATCCATCTTCTTGATAACTGCTCTGTCTTTCTTATCAGGTCCTGTGTATTCCTTTGCTTCATTCTTAGGACGACAATCATTGACGAGTTTACCACCCTTCATTTTCATGCCTACTTTCTTATGTGTCTTCCAACACTCCGAGAATTTTAACAGTGAAGTCTCAACTTTGCTTTCTTTATCGCTTTCTTCTGAAACTTCTTTTTGACTGTCATACGGTTTGTTGTTTTGAATGAATGTGTTAAAACTATGTATAGTATTTTCATCAACGTCTAGGAAATTAACATATTTCCTGTGTTCTTTGTTACGCATTTTCTTTTTAGCAATAGCACCTGCGTCTCTCTTGAATCTATCCTTTGCAGATACATCTTCTTTTTTCATTTTTCCTAGGAGTTCATCAACACGTTTCTGACTATCTTTCTTGTGGTAATTTACTGGTGTTTTATCTTTCTTCCCTTTCATCTTTACACCTCTACCTTTTTCAGTATTATATCTTCTTGCCTCTGTGTCATCATGAGTTGCCATACTACCTTTAGAACCTCTTCTATTACCAAATGTTCTTTGGTTTCTTTCATTTTGTTTAGCAGCGTCATCCTTACCCTGATCTACCTTTGCTTCCTTAACTAACATACCATCCTTATCTTCTTTGTATCCCTCAGGTATAGGTTTGCACTTCTGATCAGTATTGCAGTAGTACATACCTTTACCACATGACTCTTCAGTTGCTATATCAGGTCCGTCATTCACATCTTCTTTGCGACGTTTCTCTTCACACTTCATACAATCACAGTCTTCACCATGATTCTTCTCCTGTAAATCCTTCTTCTTAGGATTTATCAAGACATTAGTTTTCTTTTTTTCTGAGAGTTCTTTAAAGGATAACATTACATTCCTTGAGATGCCATGAACTTTTTAAATGCAGGAGAATTGATTCCTCTCTTAGGATCATTCATTCTCTTCTTTCTTTTTTCATCATAAGACATTTCTGACTCTGGTTTATCCTCTTTAGGATTTCTCATTGCTCGATAGTTCTCATGGAACTGTTTGAAAGTCTTCATTTTTTCATTGCCTCACGTTTTGCTTTTGCTTTTGCAACTAGTCTATCTTTTGCTTCTGATGCTGCCTTGTTAGGACCATCATATGCCATAGCACCCTTTGCAGTTCTTGGTGGTTTTACTTCTCCACCTTTACTCATCATAGGTTTGCCACCATATCCTTCTTCCATCTTAGCATCCCACTCTCTAGAGAGTTCTGCTACTCTTTCTAGTTCTTCTGGTGATAGTACATTGTCATCAGGATGAATCTCTTCTTCCTTCATGTGGTCTGCTGCCTTGTACATAGGTTTACCAGTTGTCTTAGACTTCATGCCTTTTTTGAAGTTCTGATATGCAGGTGTGTTTGCTTTCTTGTCAGCATTAGTTACTGTATATGCTTCTTCAACATCTTCTACATCATGCTCAATGACTTTACCGTTCTCATCTTTTTGATGATGTTCCTTCATTGCTTTAGAGATTGCCTTTCTCTTCTTGTGTAGATACTTATCGCTGCTATCTACGTCACCATCATTGTCAACATCCTTATCCTTTCTGTTAGCAAATTTCTTCTTAACAGCAACAGGATTAACTGGATCTAAATTCTTTTCTTGCACCTGACGATATGCATCGGTCATATCAGGTAGTTCCATGTCAGTAAAGCTCTTCATTGTCATTGGTGTACTTTGTCCTTTTTATTTATCTTCTTAACGAACTCACCAGGTGTCATTCTTTTCATATAGTTGGTAAGTTCTGGTGTACCCATAAGACCTGCAGGTTTATAGGTAAAGAATTTTATATCATTTTTCTCTGTTAGGTCTTTTAACCAGTTACGAAATATATGATCAGACTCATCAACAGAGATGACGTGATTGCTACCACGACTAACAATTTTAGAAATGAGTCCTGTGTTACTGTTTTCAACGAATGTTCCCTCCTTGAATATTTCTCCATCAAAGTATGCTTCACGCAAACCTTGAGGATCTAGTTTCGGTGCTATCTCATATAAATTATAAGACGAATCTGCAAAATCGTCAACCTCTTCAACTTTCATTGCAGTTCTTAACGTTCCGAACAGGGATTGTACATCTTTATCTTTGATTCCTGATGGTACACCCTTCTTAAATGATTCAAGGTCACCATCTGCTGCTGCCTGTCTCATCTTAGATGCACTCATACCTTCAACACCTTCACCATCTGGGTCACGATCACCTGCTGATACTACCTTGATGTTCTCAAAGTTGTATAGATCACCATTATACTTGGTTGCTAACGAGTTAAACTCACTGACCCTATCGCCACCCACAACAATGTTAACGCTGCTATACCCATCATTATCGAGTGATGTGAGAACATCAAAAATGGTACGCATATCATCGTTGTCAATGATTGAGTTCGCGTGATCTGGATATGCCTTCCGCATATATTTAACTTTAGTCCCTGCGTCGAGGGGATTCTTCTTAGGATCCTCCGACCTTGAGGGGTATATTCTATACGTTCCTCCACTTGTCTTTGCCTCTCTTGCTACTTTGTCTAGAAGTTTTTCATGTCCAGTAGTAGGAGGGTTAAACCTTCCAAATGTTATTGCTATTGCACCTTGATCGACACCACCATCAGAGTTCTCTTCGCCACCAGATAGGTCACCGCCTGTTTGATCGGTGCCACCGCCATTTTCTGCAGTTATTTTTTCTAATTTTCCATTCTTTGTAAAATGAGTTACCTTGCCATTGACATCGGCATACTTACCATAACCCACATGTTTTAATTTTAATCTCTCAGCGTCTTTTGCTGCGAAAGATCTCTCTGCTTCTGATAGAAAAGCACTAAACTTTTTCATTTACCCATTTAATTTGAAGTTTGCTTTGCTAAAGGTCAGTCTGTCTACGAGTTTCACTGGGTGTTCTGTCTGTGTAACGAACCCCTCATGAGCAGTTGGTTCACCATCTAAGTATGGTGTTACTGAACCACTTACCTCTATGTTATCCATTAATGACTGTTTCAGTTGGAAGATTTGATCCCACACTTTGAATGTGTAAACATTTACTTCTCCCTTATATTTAGCAGGTAAGGTCTTATACATTTCTTCTGCGGGAGGAACAAGACCCTCTCTGACCCATTTGTTTACATGTTTTAGTATCTCTGCATAGTATTTCTTGCTTGGTCTCTGCGCTCTTGCAAGGTTGTAGATGAACTTGATCCAGTTAAACTTCTTCTCGCTCTTCGGAATGAACGCACTAGCTTCGTTGGGACCGACCATATAAGTGCCAGTTTCACCAGACAAAACACAACCAAAAGTAGGAACAGCAGTGGGAGATATTTCGGTATAGTTAGTATGAGGAGCAAAAACAATATGCTCAGTAGTTGGGGTAGAAAAAATATACTCAAGGGTATTAGGAGTATACCTAGTACCACCACTGACGCCAATGTAGTCCCCTTGTACAATGCCACCAATCCTAGGAAGATGCCTAAAGCATAAACGCAGGATATTCGCCACTTCGCCTTTGTAGTTTTCATCAATGTCCTCATAAGAATAGCATATCTTTACCCTCTTTTTGTTGAATACAGACTTAGTACCAACAAAGAACTTATCGTTACGAGGGTCAGTTCCAAATACTATAGCAGGTGCACCATCCCACTTGACTCCAAGAGGTATTTCCTCCTGCATCAAGGTGCAAACAACCTGATAACACTTTCTTCTACTGAGAAGGATAGTATCTTCTGGATGTTCTAGATGTCTGTTTGGCATAGTATCCTGTTGTATACTAATATTATAGCATACTCAGACCTATTGTGCAGATCAGTGTGCCACTATATCAACTGGTCTAGGGGTAATCTAGTAGGAATTTCATCCACTCTTTTTTGTATCAAATCCTCATATCCATCATGCAACTCACACCCAATATATTTACGATTATGTTTCTTAGCAACCATTGCTGTAGTTCCTGATCCCATAAATGGATCGAGAATAATATCTCCCTCCTGACTCCCTGCTAGTATGCATGGTTCAATCAAGTCAGGTGGAAATACAGCAAAGTGTGCTCCCTTATATGGTTTGTTTGTTATTGTCCAAACATCTCGTTTATTTTTCCGTTCATAAGACTTGGTAAGACCACTATGAGGTTGAAGGCCAGTGCCAGGATTATGGTACTTACCGCTTGTCCTGTCTCGTTTACCCCAATCTTGTTTGACTGGTTCTTTGATTGCTTCGTTGTCATAGTAATACTTTTTGTTTTTAGATAATAAGAATAGGTACTCATGTGATTTAGTACATCTGTCCTTGACAGACTCAGGCATAGGATTAGGTTTATGCCATATAATATCCTGACGTAGATACCATCCATCTGCCCTCAATGCAAATGCTAACATCCAAGGTATGCCTATCAGGTCTTTCTCTTTCAATCCTTCTAACTTATTACCACGTTTGTTACATTTATCAGGTAGGTCTTGCTTAGTCTTAGATACTGATTGTTTAGGATATGATTGACCTTTGCCAGGTCTATAGTTATAGTAACTGTCTCCTATGTTTACCCATAACGTACCATCATCAGTAAGCACATCACGCACTGATCGAAACACTGACACTAGATTTTCAATAAACTGCTCTGGTGTTTCCTCTTGTCCTATCTGATTATCTTCATTACCATAGTTTCTTAAACCATAGTAAGGAGGACTTGTAACACACATGCGTGCCTTGACATCAATAGTAGGGAGTGTATCTCTACAATCTCCAAATAATATCTTATTCATACTATGAATATAGCACAATCTTTTTAGTCTGTCAATTTATAGTACGGTGCTGATATACTTGATTGACTTGATGCATATAATAATAAGTCTTCGCATATATTATCTTTCTTTTTCTTATCTTTTATATCTGATATGATATCAAATAACTTGGTTACTTGCCATTTAGAATATAGAAATGGATCTTGTGCTTCCTTTAATATTTTTTCTATTTCTGTTTTAGATACACTCTTACCATACTTCTTAAAACCTGCAGATATTACCATCTTTACAGGGTCTTTATTTTCTCTAACTAGTTTTGCAGCATTTGTTGGAACTTGAGGTAACTTATGCTGTTTCAATAGTAGATTGATAGGACCTAATGATATCTTACCTTGGTTTGCAGACTTACCTTTAACCTCACCTTGCCAACCAGTTAAGTTTTTACCACCAAAAGATCTAAACTGTATCTTCACACCAGAATCAAAATGAATATATCCGTCCATAGAAGTTTTACTATACTCTAACTTGTTAAATTTTTGAGGATTCTTCTGTTTATTGTCAAAGTTTATCTTCTTTAACAGTGCTCTACCTTCTATTTTCTTTAATGATATACCTATAGCAATACCTTTCTGTATTCTCTCTTGCATGCACTGATTCAATCCTCTAAATGATTGCTCTTCATTCAAACATTTTGGATCAAAATTTTTAAATGCGTAGATATCAGCAGGAGACCACTTATTAAGATTGATTGAAACTCCTTCCTTCTTTGTCAAATCTTTAAATGATTTTTCAATCTGACCAACAGTTGCTGATCCTCTATGATATGTGTATCCTGTGCCTAGTTCTGACACTATTTTGTTAGCACCTCTAACGCAAGAGGTAATCCACTCTTCTGGCATCTTTGTAAGTATATTATCAATCTTTTCATCAACATTATAAAATCTTTTTGACTTACTTACACTTAGTTTATTGACATCTGATGCTACAATATCTCTACCTTTTGCCTGTCTAACTGCACAATATACACACTGTGCAGATTCAGTTAGTTTTGTTAGTGCTGCTCCTCCACCTGATTGTCCACCTGCAGCAGGTTTATAAACAACTTCAAAAAGTCTATCATCTGCTTCTACTATAGTGCCAGGAAAACTTGATACCCAACCTCTAGTTTTATATCTTGCAAACTGATCAGACAGAGTATACTTTTCTTTTAGTGCATCTAATGCTTGATGTATTTTTTCTCGCATGGCATTCCTATCCTTGCCACGAATTTCTACTCTATATAATTGATTAGAGTCATTCTTGACTTTAGGTGAGAATCCATCAAGAGCAGGTTGGATAGATTCTAGAATGTCTTGTGATGTCTTTGCCATTTAAGTATTTATCTCAACAGTGCACGAACATACTAGGTTCCTGTCACCATATACATTATCAATACGATTTACTGCTGGCCAAAACTTCTTCTTTGGTTGATTAGGAAAGCATGCTTCCTCTCTTGTATATGAATGATCCCAGTGTCCACATACTGCTGACTCTGTGTGTGGAGCATTCTTTAATATTGCAGGTAACTCTGCGATCTCTTTTCTAATCTTTGCCATAGCATCTACAAATCTTTGCAACTCATCTAATGATTCTGACTCTGTAGGTTCTACCATCATAGTTCCTGTAACTGGCCATGATAATGTAGGTGCATGAAAACCATAGTCCATCAATCTTTTAGCAACATCTTCTGCATTTGCTGCCATATTACGACAATCAAAAATACATTCGTGTGCTACCCATCCATCTTTACCTTTATATAATACTTTGAAATGAGGATCTATTTTCTTTGCTAACCAGTTTGCATTTAGTAGTGCTACTTCTGTTGCATTTCTTAGTCCATCTTCACCCATCATACGAATATACATCCAAACTATAGGTAATATAGATGCACTACCATATTCTGCTGCTGATACTTTCTGATCTATAAATGGTGCTAGATGTTCTGCAACACCAATAGGACCTACACCAGGTCCTCCACCTCCATGTGGTATACAGAATGTCTTATGTAAGTTTAGATGTGCTACATCTACACCAAATTCACCAGGTTGACACAATCCTACCTGTGCATTAAAGTTTGCACCATCCATATAAACTTGTCCACCAAACTCATGTACAATGCTACAGATCTCTTTGATGTTTTGTTCGTATACACCGTGAGTAGATGGGTATGTAATCATCAATGCTGCTAGTTCATTTGCTTCTAAACATGCTTTGAGTCTTAAATCATGTATGTCTATGTTACCTTCACTATCACATTTAATACCTACTACTTTCATACCTGCCATCACTGCTGATGCAGGATTTGTACCATGTGCTGACTCTGGTATCAGACATATATTACGTTTAAAATCTGCTTTTGATTCATGATAATCTCTGATTGCTAGTAGTCCTGCATACTCACCTTGTGCACCTGAGTTAGGTTGAAAAGTCATTGAGTGAAAACCAGTAAGATCACATAACCATTCTGATAAATCTTTGATTATTCTATCATATCCTAATATTTGACCACCTGGTGTATGAGGATGTACGTTGGCAAACTCTTCCCATGATACAGGAGTAAGTTCTGATGCTGCATTTAGTTTCATAGTACAACTTCCTAGTGGCATCATACCATTTATCAATGAAAAATCTTTTGATTCTAACTCATGAATATATCTCATCAAATTAGTTTCACTTCTATACTTGTGAAATACTTCTTGTTCTAACCAAGGTTTAGTTCTTTGTGGTATATTACTCCATACATCATCTACACAACTATCCCATACACTAATAACAGTTGTTTGACTTGAATCAAATGAAACCTGACTATTAATAATACTGTATATTGTTTCAAATGTAGTAGTTTCATCTACAGATAATGTAGTCCAACCATTTTTTATAGTCACATTATATCCATCAATCATCCTGATAGATTTAAATTTTATAGTATCAAATCCATCACCATCTACTACCTCTATACCACACCATTTTAAACAGCGAACTAGAGTTTGTCTTAGTAACCAGATCCGTCTTGCTATCTTTTTCAATCCTTCAGGTCCGTGATAGATTGCATAGAATGCAGACATGTTTGCTAGTAATGCCTGTGCTGTACAAATATTACTTGTTGCTTTATCTCTTCGTATATGTTGCTCTCTAGTCTGTAATGCTAATCTATATGCAGGATCACCATTTGTATCTTTAGATAATCCTACTATTCTACCTGGTACTTTTCTTTTATACTTGTCCTTACACGCAAAGAATGCAGCATGAGGACCACCAAATCCCATGGGTATACCGAATCTCTGCATACTACCAACTGCTATATCAAATCCCATATCACCTACAGGTTTCATTAGTACCTGACACATAGGATCTACAACTGCAATCTTAACAACTTTATGTACATCACAAACTCGCATCAATCCATTAGGTTGTTTGAGTTGACCAACAGAATTAGGTAGTTGCATAAGGAATCCAAATGCAGTTTCAAATTCTTCTAGTGGTATAGGAGCATTCAAATCAAGAGTTACTATATTAATACCTAATGGTTCTGCTCTTGTCTGTAAAACTTGAAGTGTAGAAAAGAATACTCTACTGTCTACTAAAAATGTATTGTACTTAGAATTTGAGTTGTATGCTAGAGTCATTGCTTCTGCTGCTGCAGTTGCTTCATCTAATAAAGATGCATTTGCTATCGGCAATCCAGTTAACTCTGTAACCAGAGTCTGAAAATTAAACAATGATTCTAATCTACCTTGTGATATCTCTGCCTGATATGGTGTGTATGATGTGTACCATGCAGGGTTTTCTAATACATTTCTTTTAATAACAGATGGTGTTACTGTATTATAGTAACCTTGACCCATGAGAGATGGTTTAGGTTTGTTTGCTTTTGCTATATTCTTAAGTTCACTTAGTGCTTTATATTCATCACATCCTTTTGGTAAGGTTGTCTTCTCTCTATACAAAATAGAATCTGGTACAATATTTCTAACAAGTT